CGGGGCCGGTGTCGCCCTGAGGGCCTTGCTCACCTTGGGGGCCTTCTTCGCCTTGGATGCCTTGTGGGCCAGTTGCTCCAGTGGGTCCGGCTGGGCCTTGGTTGCCCTGCGGTCCTTGGGGACCGGTAGGACCTGTTGCTCCGATAGGTCCAGTGGCGCCGGTGGGTCCTATGGGGCCGATCGTTCCAGTGGCACCTTGGGGGATGGTGAAGTTGAAGATGGCGGCCGATGAGGTGCCGACGTTGGTGACGGTGGCCTCGGTGCCGGGGGCTCCGGTGGAGGTGGTGCCGACTGCGATGGTGGCAGTGGTGGCGTCGCCTCCGCCGGAGCCGGGTAGTCCACCACCCACTGTTAAGCCGGTGATTTGAGTGCGCGTGGCAAGTTCTACGCCGGTGCCCCAGTCGTCGGTTTTGGGTCCGTAAATCGTTAGGGGATCGAGGCTGATGTACCAGTCGCCGTTGGTGCCGAGGGTGGGGCGGGGTGGGCCGTCGCCGGAATGGATGGTGTTGAGGGCCTCGACACGTTGGGTGAGGCGTACCAGGGCGGTGACTTGGGCGAGCGTTAGTTGCTCGGTTTGCGTGGCCATCAGCGGGACAGCAGTTCGATCAGACGATCTACGCGGTCGGGTGTCATTTCGGTGTCGTCTGCTTCATCCTCGTCGGTGTCCTCGCTTGTTTCGAGCAGATAGGGGGTCTCTGTGTTGTTGGCGTATTCCGCTTCGTCTTCGACGTTGATGTTGTCGGGGAGGACTTCGCCGCGACGCAGGATTTCCAGCAGCATGGCGTCGCTGATCTTGCCCATCTGGTTGAGCTGTGCCAGCACAGACACGTCTTGGCCGATCAGGCGGTAGTAGTCGAAGTCGCGGTCGATTGTGATTTCGGGCGGTTCCATGCCGACGTATTGGGCGGCGAAAGCGAAGGCGTGGTTGAGGGCGCTTTCCAGTTCTTGGCTGATGATCGAGAGGACGCTGTTGGACTGGGCTTGGTCGATGCGCTTGGCCTCGGCGGATTCGGCTACGAATTTTTGGCCGAAGAGTTTGGTGACCCCCAACGTGGACATTTGGGATGCCAGTGATTCCAGTTCGGCCATTTGGGCGTCGAAGCTGGTGGCGTCGGCTTGGACGTAGTACGCCTTGTTGCCGGGTTGCATGGCGATGGCGTAGTTCACGCCCATCGTTGCGGAGCCGGTGGTGTCGTCCCAGCCCTCTAGGACAAGGGTGGGCATGGCGGCGATGTGGAGGGCGTGGATTAGGTCGGCTTGGCGTTGGTAATGCGTGATGTTGAGGTTGGCGATGTCTAGTAGTGGGGGCTGGGATACCAGCAGGCCACGGCGGTTGCTGTAGATCGGGACAAGGGGGATTTCGGTGAGGCTGTAGCCGCCGGTGGCGGTGAACTCCACGAGTTCTTGGCCGAGGGTGTAGAGGTCGTAGCGGCCGGGGTAGATGACGCGCATTTCCTCGACTTGTTCTTCGCCGAATTCGTTGAGGGGGCGGACGTCGTAGTCGTGGATGCGGACTTGCAGTAGGCGGTTGGTGCCGGATTCTTTGCGCCAGCCCCAGATTTGGGGGGCGTCGACGTGGACGAAGTAGGGGCGGCGGCCCATGGCGCGTTCTTCGGCCAAGTTGCGAGCCTCAGTCGCTGCCGGATAGTCCACCAGGATGGCGCTATGGCCGTAGGTAAGACTGCTTACCAGGGCGCGGCGGGCGTATTCGTTGATGTTCGAGCCCAAGCCGTCGATGTTTTGGGCGAGTTCCAGCCAGTAGGGGTCGCCCTCGATGTGGATGGGTTTGCGGAGGATGGCGCCAGCAGCGGTTTCGATGAGGCGGCTGGTGTACGGGCTGAGGACGCTGCGGTCGACGCGGGTTTGGTAGGCGTCGTCGTCTTCGCGCGGTTCCTGAGGGAGATAGGTCTCGCTCATGTCGCGCAGGTAGTTGGTGCCGTTGGTGACGGCGGCCATGACGCCCCAGTCCGGCATCATGCCGATGACTTCGAGGCTGCGGACAAATGGAGATTCGCTGACTACAGCTCCAGTTGGGGGGACGTTGGCGCTGTAGACCACGGCTAGGCTCCTACTTTGTACTTATTTTGGCAGAGAGTCACCACTTGGTTTTGTTTGCCCAGTAGGCGGCAGACATTTTGCCTTTAGCGATGTTCGATGCGTGGCGTGCTTTGAAGGCTTCGCGGCGTGCTTTATTTGCGGCGGATTCACCTTCACGCTTGGGTGATCCAGAGACGCCTTGTTGGCCGAAGCGGATGAGTTTTACTTTGTCGCCTTCTTTTGCTAAGACGGCGTGGGATTTGTTGGGGTGGTCGGGGGTGCGCTTGGGTTTGTTGTAGCCCGAGAAGTTTTCGCCGCGATAGTTAATCATCGTCGTCTTCCTCGTCGTTAGGGTCGGCGATGGGTACCAGCACTTCGATGCCTTGGGCGAGCATGGAGACGAAGCCGCCCAAAATTTCGGGGTTTTGGGGTGATTTGAAGACGAATGTGGCATGGGTGAGGCCGTCTTCAGCATCAATTTCGATGTGAATACAGCCTCCGTTTACTGTTTGGATTGCCATTAGCCGTGATACGCAACTGCAATGTGGGGGACGACGGTCGGGGTTCCAGAGCTGATGGAGGCAATACGCATACGAATTTTGGCGGCGGGTTTGCCGTCGTAGAAATAAACGTATTGGCCGTTGGAGTTGATGGTTTTGCTGGTGTCGATGGTGAACCAGTTGCCGTTGCCGTTGAAACTGCACTCCAGGGCAAGTTGGAAATTGGCGCCGCCGGTGACGGTGGCAGCGAATGTATAGCTGGAGGATTGCGCGTTCACTTCCATCCAATCGTCTACGGCGGTAAGGTTGCCGCCGGTGTATTCGATGATGTTGGTGAAGTAGTCCTTGGCGGTGTTAGCGATAGCGGCCATGATTTATCTCCGGGTTATTTGCGACCGTTAGGTCGCTTGGCGGTTTTGGCGGCTGCTTTGAAGGCAGCGGCGGTGGGGGCACCTTTTGTGCCGGGTTTGCGCATTTTTTCGCCACTGCCGGCGGCGATGCGCTTGCGTTTTGCTTGGATGTTGCTATATAAGCCGCGTTTTGCCATTACTTTTTCCTCTTTTTGCGGGTCATGCCGGCTTCGGACATCGCAATAGCGATTGCCTGCTTGCGGTTGGTTACTTTTTTGCCCGAGCTGGACTTGAGTGCGCCAGATTTATACTCTGACATCACGTTTTCGACCTTTTTTTGGCCTTTGGGGGGCTTTTTTGCCGCCATTTTGTGCCAGCAAGGGGGTTACCACACACGATAGTTGGTCTTGCCGAGGGATTCTGGTTTGGCGAGGTTGAAGGTTTGGAGGCAGAGGTAGCCCAAGGCGTCGAAGGCGTGGTCGACGCCGAGGTTTTTGTTGGGGAGGCCGGTGCCGGGGGCGTAGGTCAGGGTGCGAAGGGATTTGATTAGTTCTTTGCAGCGAGGGTGGATGAAGAGGCGGCGGGTTCCAGAAGCGTCCAGTAGAGCGGTGTTGACGCAGGTGATCTTGTCGCGGATTTTCCAGGGGTTGCGGGGGCTGGAAACGGTGAAGCCGGATTTGCGGAGGATGTTGTGGTCGGTGGCGCCAACGCCGGCGGTTTTGCGGGCGCCGCCGGTGGGGTCGGGGCAGGCGATGATGCGGCGCTCCACGCCGAAGCGGGATTGGACTTCTTCGCAGAAGTCCCAGGTGGTGGCGCCGCCGGTCATGATGATTTCGTCGAAGACCCAGAGCACGTCGCCTTTTTTGACGGCGCAGATGCCGCTCATGGGGTCGATGTTGAAGTCGACTCCAAGCAAGAGGGGTAGGACAGGTAGGTCTTGGACTTGTTTGTCGATGTTGTCGTCTCCGAAGGAGACGGCGACGAGGCCGCTGAGGTTTTCGAAGCTGGCTTCGAATTCTTGGCGGAAGGTGCGCGAGTCAAGTTGGGCGCGGGCCGCTTCGATTTCTGCTGGGGGGACGTTATCGCCTTGGATGGTGGTGAATTGCCAGCGCTGCCAGTCCGGGTCGTCGTTTTCGCAGTAACACCAGAGGTCGTAGAACCAGCTGGCGGTGCCGTCGGGCGTGGAGATGAAGAGTGCCCAGCCTTGTTTGTCCGCAAGGGCGGGGCGGATCACCTCGAACCAGACCTCGGCGTCCATGAAGGCGGCTTCGTCGAGGACCACGCCAGCCAGACTGCGGCCTCGGAGGGCCATGGCGTTTTCAGTGCCCTTCAGTTCGATCGTTGAGCCGTTCACCAGCTCGATCTTGAGGTCCGTTTCGTTCTTGGATTTGATCCAGGCTTTCGGGACGAGGCGTTTTAGGACTTTCCAAGCAATGTCTTTCGCCATTCGGTATGTAGGGGCTGCATAGAAGAAGGTTTCGCCCGGCCTTTCGATCGCCCCACGCAATAACTCGATACATGACAGATAACTTTTGCCGAACCTTCGGCCAGCTACCAACACTCTGAAGCGTTTTCGGCTGGAGAAAACTTCGCCTTGCGCGTAGCGGAGGGTGAGTGCTCCAGCAGAATCGGGCATTTTCTGAGGTATGGGTACCTTCTAGGGTATTACAGGAATCGCAACCCTGCCCCCGGTGTAGTACAGAAGAAGAAATTGAGAATGTGTCAGTAGGTTCCCTGGGTCCCGTAACCGCAGCACAGAATCACGAACATACCCCCATGTTGTATCACAATATCGTTATATTATGTCAACATAAAAGGGCGGCATTGTGTTGCCGGTGTAACCGCATTGCAGAATTACAAAAGTGGTTTTATGTTGTATCACAGTATCGTTATATTATGTCAACATAAAAGGCCGGTGATACGACACCGGCTTTATGTTGTTACGTTGTTTCGCTAGCGCCCGAGCACGAGTAAGCGGCACTCTGTAGCCGAGCGGCCGGCAGACTCACAACGTGCCAGCTGATTCTGATTATCGGCGCCCATAGCGAGCACCGCACAAGCGGTAAGCACAGCGGCCAGGGTCAGAATGCGATTCATGGTGGGTAGCGTGGTTGGCTTGAGGGAAAAGAGGGGTACGCTTAGCTAACGAGCAGTGTTGCCTTAGCTTGCGCCAGTGAGCAGCAAGGGAATACGCGGATTGGGCCGGTAGGGTCAGCCTGGCGTACGGCGACCCAGCCACCACCGCCTGACAGGCCGGCAATCAGCCAACCGCGCCAGGGCTTGCCGGTCTCGTTCGGAACGTCGCCCGCGAAGACGCGGCGTGCGTGGATCACCGCAGGATGGGTGCTTTTCATGAGGAAGCTTGATTTGCTTACTCTCCCATTGTTGCACACTATCGGCCGGATGGCTAGCCCTGGCGCTTGTCTTCCACGGTGATATTCAGCGTGGGGGCAGCGGCTGCCTGTTGCTCTGGCGCAGCCTCTCCAATCACCGCGCCCATGTCTTTGAGCAGCATCGCCACAGTCTGTAACTGGCCTTTACGTAGTGCCTTTTGCACCGTTGCAAGGCGCAGTGCCTGTATTTGGTTTAGTAGATTCTCTCGGGTTTCAATTTGCTCCGTCTTGAGAATCTGCATAGCGGCTGAATAATCCCGCCCTGCTGTAACCTCAGACACTGAAAAGCGATCCATCACTTTCTGCAGGACCTGGCGCCTAGTGCCACCCTCCAGCATCGATGCATAGGCAAAGTTCATCCGTTCATCCATCCGCAGCGATGAGCCCTTACCACCACGCCATCGTTTAGTGGGATCGTTAGCGACCGTTAGCGGTTCTTTTTGTACACTTTCCGCCGTAACTTCCGGCGCTTCGTTGTTAGCTTCCGGATTGTCCGACATTGTTAGATTCCCTGGCCGTGTGGTTCAATACTAGCGCCACCACTGCACAACAATAAAAAAGCACCGCCAAAGCGGTGCGGATCGAGCGAAGCGAAAGCCGCTCAGTAGGACGGCAAGACAAAAGCAACGGTGCACGATCCCACCGGACGAAGTTCGAAACCCTCGCCAGTCTCAAACGTTCGGCATCGGGTGCCAGTTAGGCCCAGTGCGGCCTTAGCGGCCGTCACGATTTGTCGGCGGCTGGCGTCCTGAGGCAGCGCCAGTTGATCACGCCGCACCCAGCTGTAGTTGGCCTCGCCGCCGAACGTATCGGTCAGCTCAACATTCCAAACGGTAAGAGTAGAAAGCATGATCAGAACCCCACAACGTAGGTGTCAGCATCGAGGCTTAGGCAGGTCAGCGCCTGCCACTCCACGCCAGCCTTAGTGGCTGCCCGTAGCGCCGCAGTAATCGGGCCTTCCTCGAATGTGGCGGAACCACGCCAAACGGTGCCGGAATCACGCTTGATCGTTGCGAGCCAGCGAGAGCCGCGACTGTTAGTAGGGCCTGCGTAACGAACGGAAGCACAAGCGCGGGAGCCGCTGACGTGCGAGCCGTTCCAGTGGAAAGAGGTGTCGGTCATGGTGTGAGCCTTAGGGTTGGGTCTCGTGAAATACACTACAGCAGATCGCGCCATCAGGCAAGCGCGGGAGCCAAAGCATCGCCGGAGCCATCAGGCCAGGGATAGGACTCCCGGCGCCATTCCTGATCAACCGGTAGCAGTGCCAAGCCAGTGAGCGCCACCAAATCCGAGCGGTCAACACCAGCCGCGACCTCTGCAAACCTGATGTAGGCACCGGAGCTGAGATCCTCTACCAGCCAATCCTCGTTTGACCACTCGCGGCAAACGTTGAAAAGCTCCAGCAGATCCCGCTCTAGCTTGTCTTCAGGCAGCAAATCGAGCTGATCATCAGCCCAAAACTTCGC